TTTATACAGACGAAAACCCTAAAGATACTGTTTCAATTAAGTATGCAACCGAAAAAGACGCCAGAGATACAGTTGCTAAAGTTAAAAGAATTAACAAGTCGTTTGCTAGAAAAATACAAATATTGACAGTTTTAGAGCAAAGAGCAAAAGTAGCTGGTAAAATGAAGCAAGCTCAAATTGCAAAAAAAGGCAAAGAAGCTATTAGAAAAAAAAGAGGTAAAGCGTAATGTATACTTACTTTGTAAAGTCTGTTGATAGGGTCGTTGATGGCGATACTATAGACATAAGTATTGATCTTGGCTTTGATCTTACCAAAAAAGAACGTGTTCGACTTGCAGGTATAGACACGCCTGAAACTAGGACTAAGAATTTAAAAGAAAAAGAGATGGGTTACCAAGCTACAGAGTTTTTAGAGATGCATCTTATGGAGGCAACAAATCTTACTGTAAAGACAGAAAAAGACGGTAAATTTGGGCGTATGCTTGGTTGGTTATACAAGTCAGAAAAGGATGTAACGTCTATTAATGAAACTATGATTGATGAGGGTTATGCTTGGTCTTACGATGGTGGCACTAAAGTCAGGAACCTTGAAGATCTTATGGCAAAAAGAGGTAAATCTGATGGCGTTTGAAGCATTAAAGATGTTGCAGGAAAAATGTGGCTGTTCGCCAGACGGTGCTTTTGGTCCAAACACTGCAAGAGCTATTGTTAAACATTACGAATTGTCTCCGGAAAGAGGCGCACATTTATTAGGGCAAGTGGTGCATGAAAGCGGCACGTTTAGGTACACGAGAGAGAACCTAAATTACTCTGTAGAGGCTATGATGAAGGTGTGGCCGAGCCGTTTTCCTACAGAAGAAAGTGCAGAGCCCTTTGCTAAAAACCCTAAAGCATTGGCTGAAAACGTATATTTTGACCGCATGGGGAACGACACGAAAGAAAAAGCCAGCGCCTACATTGGACGCGGATTTTTACAATTGACCGGGTATAACAACGTCAGATCCTTTGCATCAGATATGCGTGTGCCAGAGGTTTTGGACAATCCAAAGCTTCTTGAAGAAGATTACGCTATGGAAACCGCGCTATGGTTTTTTAAGAAAAACAATCTTTGGAAAATATGCGACGAAGGTGTGAACGATGATACGATCAAACGTTTGACTAAACGCATAAATGGGGGTTACACCGGATTAGATCATCGAGTAAAAGAAACCAAGAAAATTTACGAATGGTTAAAATAATCGCATAAAGTCACAGTTTCTCCTAGTAAATCCTATATCTTGTATGTTAGGGTGCAATCAAGCATAGGAGGAATGTATGCAAATAAGTTTAGCCGAGGCTGTTTATCGTATTATACGAGAGCGGCGCGAGGCGATTAAGGACTTGTTATTTTATGACAATGTCTCGAATATGGAGCAATATCGTGAGCTTATGGGGAACTTGAAAGCCCTAGATCACGTGGAACAGGAACTCAAGAGCCTGCTAGATAAACAGGAGCAAACTGATGAATGAAGGCACTAAAGTTGACCTTTCTGGCGCAGCAGCCGCCGTTAAGGAAATGAAGAAAGAAGATACTGCAAATCTTGCAGATGCTTATGTCGATAAGCCTGTGCTTAATCCAGAGACGATAGGTGCAAGCTTGCTAGACCGGATGCCAGACCCAACAGGCTGGCGCATTTTAATCCTACCCTATCAAGGCAGAGCCAAAACTTCGGGCGGTATATTTATACCAGACGAGGTTAAAGAGCGTAGTCAGGTTTCTACGCAGGTTGGTTACGTTCTAAAGACAGGACCTCTTGCATATAAGGACAAGGACAAGTTTCCGTCCGGCCCTTGGTGCGAGGAAAAGCAGTGGGTCATGTTTGCCCGTTATGCTGGTTCTAGGTTTCAGATAGACGGAGGAGAAGTCCGGATATTAAACGACGACGAAATTCTGGCGACAATTATGGACCCAGAAGATATTCAACATCTGTAAGAGGTAAATTATGGCAGAAGAAAATCAGGTAGAACTTGATCTTGGAACAGAAGAGGAAGTGGAAGTAGAAGCTGAAGCTCCTAAAGAAACAGAAGAGGTTGAAGTTCTTGAAGCGGATTCAGACGATCAGTTTAAAAAGGCTGAAGATGCTACGCAAAAAAGAATTAACCGTTTAACAAAGAAAATGCGCGAAGCAGAACGTCAACGCGAAGAGGCTTTGAATTACGCTAAAAACGTTCAGGCCGAGTCAGATCAGCTTAAACAACGTATGGAGTCTTTGGACAATAACTATGTTAATGAGTTTTCGTCACGAGTTACATCTCAGATGGAACAAGCGGAGGCAGAACTTTCCCGCGCTATTGAGATTGGCGACAGCGCAGCTACCGTGCAGGCGCAACGTAAGCTCACTAATCTGGCTATCCAAGCAGATCGTGCAGAGCAGGCCAAAGCGCAGCAGGAGCAACAAAAAGCTCAAGCGGAGGCTGTACCCCAACAAACGCCTCAACCGGCTCCACAGCAGGTTCCTAGACGCCCTGACGCTAAAGCAGAACAATGGGCTCTGCGTAATACATGGTTTGGTGACGATGAAGCCATGACTTATGCGGCTTTTGGGATACATAAAAAGCTTGTCGAAGAAGAAGGGTTTGACCCCACGAGCGATGAGTACTATACTGAACTTGACCGCCGTATTGACGATAAGTTTAATACGGGCGCAAAAACCACTAGCAAACGACCCGCTCAGACGGTTGCTGGTGCCACAAGAACCACCTCTGGGCGCAGTGGGAAAAAGGTTAGACTCACCCCTAGCCAAGTCGCTATCGCGAAGAAATTGGGTGTGCCGCTGGAAGAATATGCGAAACACGTGAAGGAGTAAGAAACATGACTGAACAGACAAACAATCGAGCTTCTCGCGCAACACAAACTAGGGAAAAACAGGCTGTAAGAAAGCCTTGGGCTCCCCCGTCAATGTTAGATGCACCGCCTGCACCGGATGGTTTTAAGCATCGTTGGATTCGCGCTGAAACGCGTGGTTTTGATGATACTAAAAACATTAGCGCAAAAATGCGCGAGGGATGGGAATTGGTTCGTAAGGACGAGTTTCCGGACTTTGAGGCCCCGGTAGTTGAATCAGGTAAATATGAAGGTGTGTTTGGAGTAGGCGGATTGCTTCTCGCAAGAATACCGAACGAGACTGTAGCTGAAAGGACTGCGTATTTTAACGAGCGTAGCCAACATCAGCAAGATGCGGTTGACCACGATATGATGCGCGAGAATGCACACTCAACCATGACGATTAGTAAAGCTGATCGTCAATCTCGTGTAACCTTCGGTGGCCCTCGAAAAAGTTAGGGTCGCCCAATTAGGAGAAAACTAAAATGGCAAACCAAGAAACTGCCTTCGGTTTACGTCCTATCGGGCTTGTTGGAAACGGTGTAAATTCAACTGGGGTAACTCAGTATGAAATCGCTTCTAACAACACCAATCCGATCTTCCAATTTTCTTTATGTGTGCCGACTGCGGCAGGCGTAATAGATCATGCGGGAGCGACAAGTGGGGGTACAACTCCTGCTCTTGGTGTTCTGATGGGAATAGAATATGTTGATTCCGGAACTAAAAAGACAACATTTAAAAATTTCTTTCCGGGTTCCAACAGTATCAGCATCGATACTAATCACCCTGTAAAGGCTTTTGTTGCTGATAACCCAAATCAATTGTTTAAAGTAGCTTCTGACGCAAGTCTTACAGACCGCGCCACTGCTTTAACAGGCGTTTTTGCAAACGCTTCTTTGGGTACATCTGCACGTACTGGTTCAACCAATACGGGCAATTCAAACTCAGCCTTGAGCGTGTCCTCTATAGCTACAACAGCAACCTTACCGTTGCGAATTGTTGGAATTATGGATGATGAAGCAAACAATGATTTTACCGCTGCTGGTATACCATTGATTGTTCGCATTAACGCTCATTTCAATGCAACTACGTCGCGGTTTGATTCTCAGACCACAGCGACCACAACAGGCGTATAAGGAGGGTTAAATATGGCTATATCACGCGCACAACTAGCTAAAGAGCTAGAACCCGGTCTAAACGCCCTGTTTGGACTTGAGTACACTCGTTATGAAAACGAGCATGCCGAAATATTTGAAGAGGAATCTTCTGATCGTGCATTCGAAGAAGAAGTAATGCTTGGTGGTTTTTCCACTGCACCCGTAAAATCTGAAGGCGGAGCCATCAGTTTTGACGATGCACAGGAAACATACACTGCGCGTTACACACATGAGACAATTGCTCTTGCTTTTTCAATTACTGAAGAAGCGATTGAAGACAATCTTTATGATCGTCTAGCGTCTCGTTACACTAAAGCTTTGGCCCGCTCTATGGCGCAAACAAAGCAAATTAAGGCTGCGTCTATTCTAAACAATGCGTTTAGTGCAGGTGCAAACGCCGTGGGTGATGGAGCAGCATTGTGTTCTAGTTCACACCCAAGCCTATCAGGCAACCAGCGTAACCTTCTTTCAACAGCCGCTGACTTGAACGAGACTTCACTTGAGCAAATGTTGATTGATATCGCAGGTCTAACTGACGAGCGTGGTCTAAAGATCGCTGTACGTGGTACAAAACTCATCATTCCAAAAGAACTGCAATTTATTGCAGAGCGTGTGATGAATTCAAACCTACGTTCAGCAACTGCGGACAATGACGCAAACGCGATGAAGAATATGGGTATGATTCCTGAAGGGGCAGTGGTTAACCACTTCCTTACAGACACAGACGCTTTCTTCATCAAGACGGATGCGCCAAACGGTTTTAAATTTTTCAACCGTTCTCCAATTAAAACGGCAATGGAAGGTGATTTCGACACCGGTAACATGCGATTCAAGGCACGTGAGCGTTACAGCTTTGGTGTTTCTGACTGGCGTTGCGTTTTTGGTACACCCGGAGCGTAAAAAGTGTTACAATGGGGTTATCTTTTTGCAAAAGATTACCTCTCTGATAACTAAGGGGCCTGCAAAGGCCCCTTTCTTTTTTAGTTTCCTGTGTTATAGTGAGAGTATTCCTGACAGTAACATGAGGTTACTGACAATAGCCAAGACAGGAGATTGATATGGCTAACACTACATTTAACGGTCCCGTCCGTTCCGAAAACGGTTTTAAAAATGTTATCAAAAGTTCTACAACTGGTGGTCTTACCAGTGAAATGACTTTATCTGTATATACCGCAACCGTAACTGTTGCTAATGGTGATACTACAGGTAAAGAATCTTCAATTGGTATTCCTTCAAACTTTATCCCTATGGCTGTTATGATTGCCGTAACTACAGCAGCAGCTAACAACGTAAACCTTGTTGATATTGGTACAGACACAGATACTGATGGATTTGTAGATGGTATAGCTGTCGCTGTTAACAGCACAGGTTTTAAAGGTTTTTTCCCATGTAATGGTGTTTTAGGAATGTCAGGTGGCACAACAACAGCATCTACTGCAACAGCAGAAGCAACTGAAATTGTGGTATCTGGTGATCCCGGTGGTGATACTGTCGTAGTTATGAAGTTCATAGGTATTTCTAGCTCTTCAGACGACTCTTAATAGGAGATAAAACATGGCAGACGCAGCAACAGTAGTTATGAAAACTACGATTTTACCGGACGAGATAGCTAAAACTATCGAAGCTACAACAACAGTCACTCCCGCTGACGCGAATGACAAGTGGTACTATAAGTTCACTTCTGTCTCTAACGCTAGTTCAGATTTGATGGCAGGATATTACACAGACTATACTGCTGTGGATGATGATACTGCACCGACAGCAATAGCGACTGGCGACAAGGTTAAGTTTCTTTACATAAAGAATGTCGATCCAGATAGCCGTAGTATCTATGTAACGTTTGATGGAGGCACAGCCTCTTCAAGTTTAGCTCAAGCAACAACTATTGGTCCTAACGAGTCGTTCTATGGGAGGTTTCCAAACGCAACAGTTGCAGACATACATGCGATTTCTTCTGCTTCTACCGCACAAGTAATTGTTTGTGCATTACTTGATGATGTAGCATAAGGATATTTCACATGTCTATTTCTGATGTAAAAACAAAACGTGTCACTGCTACAGGTGCTTTAAGTGTGGGACCGTCACGTATTCGTCAGATACAGCTTAAAACAGCTTCAGGCACACCTCGCCTTACCGTCACCGACGGTAACGGCGGGGCTACCGTTTTGGATCTTGATTTTAACGCTTCTGACACACACTCTGTAAACATACCTGCAAACGGTATCAGGGTGAGTGACATTCATGTATCTGTCCTTACAAACATAACAGCGGTTACGTTTTTCTTTAATTAAGGTTACGAAATATGGCGGAACGTAAACGCGATAATATGCCTAAACGTAACAAGAAAAATTTTCGCCCCACCAGCAAAGGGGCGGGGATGACGAAAGCTGGGGTTGCCGCGTATAGAAGAAAGAACCCCGGCTCTAAACTCCAGACAGCCGTTACCGGTAAAGTTAAGAAGGGCAGTAAAGACGCCAAAAGACGCAAGTCATTTTGCGCTCGATCTGCTGGTCAGATGAAAAAATTTCCAAAGGCGGCCAAGAATCCAAATTCAAGATTGCGACAAGCTAGAAAAAGGTGGAAGTGTTAATGGCAAATTATTCAAGAAAATCTAAGAAAGCTTCTTCCAAGAGTAAAGGAAGTAAGATTTGTCCAGAGGGTAAAGCTTGGGCTCAACGTACTTTTGATACATACCCTAGTGCGTATGCTAATCTAGCCGCCTCTAAATATTGTAAAGATCCTAACTATGCCAAAAAGTCTAAGGGTGGCAAACGGAAGGGCAGATAATGGGTGAATTAAAAAAATGGCTCAAACAAGATTGGGTTAGAATTGGCACAGACGGCAAAATAAAAGGCAAGTGTGGCACTTCAAAAAACAAGAAGAACCCAGATCGTTGTTTACCAAGAAGCAAAGCGCAGAGTTTGACACAGGCTGAACGTGCAAAAACTGCTAGAAAAAAGAAAGCGGCAGGCTCTAAAGGCAAAACTGTTGTTGCCAATACAAAAAAAGCAAGAGTAACCCAAATGGCTTTGGGTGGTGCTGTTGTGCAAACAAAATCTAAAAGAAAGTTTAGGGGTAAGAGTATACCCGGAACCGCTGTTGCCAGAGGTTGTGGCATGGTGATGGCAAACAGAAGAAAGCGCACTAAAGGTGCGGTAACTCAGTCATAAGGAGAAAAACATGGCTATGAAGAAAAAAGGATACCGTAGAGGTGGCAAAGTCAAAAAGATGATGAAGGGCGGTGCTGCTGGCGGTAAAAAAATTCGCCGTATGTCTAAAGGTGGAGCAGCGGGTAGTAAAAAGGTCCGCCGCATGTCTAAAGGTGGAGCAGCAGGCGGTAAAAAAGTAATGCGTATGGCTAAAGGTGGAAACCCAATGACGTTAACTCAACTTAAAGCTGCCGCAAAAGCGTTGGGTAAAAAAATCGTTTAAATTATAATGTCTTATCTATATAGCAACATTCCTTATTTTAAGGCATGGGTTCGCCGTGAATATACTCACAACCACGAGGAATATCACGGCGAATTTCTTCATGCTATGGTTATCGGTGTTACGTCTATGCCGAATAGATGCTTGAGTTTCCAAGTTATGTTTACTGGAAACGAGGCCGAGGGAGAGGAAGAGGATACAGTACATGGTGGTGCAATGTGGGCAAGAATGCCTATCACCGCTTTGGTTGCTGATATACCTTTAGAAGAATGGCCCGAACCAATGAATACATACGATGCTCAACCATGGGACTGCTCATCGTACCATCATGCCGTTTACGTGATGGACAGAGCTACGCCGTGCCCTTGGTTGGCAAAAATTGACAGTGCCTTTTTTCCTGCAAAATATCTGTTTACAGTTGATTACGCTGAATCCGAAATAGCCGACGATCCAGCACAACACAAACAAAGTCACGTTTTACAATTGCTTGATGCAGGAGCATGGACTGGAAATATTGTTGCGTTGCCTAATAATAGGGTACGTGTAACACACCCAGCTTGGTTTGAAACTGGCGAGGGAGCGCCGCATTTTAAGCCTTCTCAACATATACACTATTCAAAAAGTGATTTAGACTATACACTCGACGTAAATAGAATATTCGACAACCTTTATAATGAGGATGAGTGATGACACTTTCGAACTCAACAAATTTTGAATTAGATGTAGCGGATTATATTGAAGAAGCGTTTGAAAGGTGTGGGCTTGAGGTTAGAACAGGATACGACCTGAAATCAGCAAAAAGATCTTTAAACCTTCTTTTAGCTGACTGGGCTAATCGTGGTCTTAATCAATGGACTATAAAACAAAGAACCGTCGCCATGGTTTCTGGCGACGGGGAATACGATTTAGGAACAGATGTCATTGATGTCCTTTCTGTTGTTGTAAGGAGGGATGGAACAGACTTTCAACTTGAAAGATTAAGTAGAGACGAGTTTCTTAATATACCCGTTAAAACAACGACGGGCAGACCAAACCAGTATTTTTTAGACAGGCAACTAACTCCCAATCTGAAAGTTTGGCCTGTGCCAGAAAATAGCACAGATGTTATTGTTCTGGATGCGCTGACTCGAATACAAGATGCTGACGTATACACAAATACACTTGATTTACCCTTTAGGTTTTATCCGTGTTTAGCCGCAGGTCTTGCATATTACTTATCATTAAAAAGAGCTCCAAACAGAGTGCAGTTACTCAAAGCTGTATATGAAGAAGAGTTTGATCGGGCTGCCACTGAGGACAGAGATAGATCCTCTTTTAACGTAGTTCCTGATTTTCAGTATTTTAGAGTGAGTTAATGAGTAAGTTTGCGTCCGGAAAAAATGCAAAAGCTATCTCGGATAGATCCGGATTTCAATATCCTTATCGTCTTATGCGTAGGGAGTGGAATGGACTTCTTGTTGGTCCAGACGAATTTGAACCAAAACACCCACAATTAGGACCTTTTAGAAAAGTATCTGATCCCCAAGCTTTAGTTGATAGCCGACCAGAACAAGATCTTGATAGTCAAAGATCGACTCAATATGGTTTCAATCCAGTAGGCTTTAAAACACTTGAAGGTCTTGCGGAAGACAATGACTTGGTTGCCACTGGTCAAGTTGGGACTGTCACTATTTTCTTTCCAGAAACGTTGGGTACACAAGCTACGGGTCAAGTTGGAAATGTTACTGTTATTTTACCAGCCTCTGTTACAGTCGCTATTTCTGGTTTTGCTTCTATGTCTGGTTCCGTTGGGTCTGTGTCCGTAGAAGAGGGAATAGTCGTTGCGGCAACAGGATCAAGTAGCACCGGCTCTGTTGGCTCTGTAACTGTTTCGATAGCCAACGTTATAGCGGCTCCAACAGGTATTGCCGCTACATCTTCTGTAGGTTCTGTAACTACCGTTACAAACGTGACTAATTATGCTGTCACTGTTGCCACGGGCACTAATGCCTATGGAACAGGTAATAAATACTATATTGATGGATCTGTATCTCCAACGCTTACATTAAATGAAGGGGAAACATATTGGTTTGACCAGAGTGATTCAAGCAATAGTGGGCATCCTTTGCGATTTAGCACAACTGCAAATGGTACGCATGGGGGTGGTGTACCATACACCACGGGTGTAACCACAACAGGAACTCCGGGTAGCGCAGGAGCGTATACGAAGATAACAGTGGCATCAGGTGCTCCAACGTTGTATTACTATTGCACCAACCATAGCGGAATGGGAGGCCAAGCGAACACACCATGAGTTTTACATTTGATAGTTTAAAACAAGCCATACAGGATTATACGGAAAATACGGAGACAACTTTCGTAAACAACCTCCCTATTTTTATTAGGGCGGCGGAAGAACGTATACTTAAAAACGTTCAATTAAATCTTTTTATGCGTAATCAGCAAGGTACTATGACATCAGGAAATAAATTTCTTGGCGCTCCCAGTGATTTTTTAGCTCCTTTTTCTTTAACTTTGACGTCTAACAGTGAAAAAGAATTCCTTGAATTTAAAGATTTGTCTTATATTGAGTCTTTTCATCCAGACGACACAGTAACTGGAAAGCCAAGATACTATGCACAATTCGACGTGGGTAACTTCATATTAGCTCCTACACCTAATGCTGATTATGCTGTAGAGGTTCAGTATTTATTTAGGCCCGCAAGTTTAACAAGTGGCGCAGGCACTGGAACGACTTGGTTAAGTGAAAATGCTGAATTAACCTTGTTATATGGAACTTTGGTTGAGGCATATACTTTTATGAAAGGTGAACCTGACATTATGGCAAACTATGATAAACGTTTTCAAGAAGCTGTCATGGGGCTCAAAATGCTTGGAGAAGCAAAAGAGACTACACAAGAATACCGTGTGGGTAAAGTTATAAGGAATAAACAATAATGTTTAAATTAAATTTTGACGTACCTAGCGATCCAATCGTTAATGTACAAACGACACAAAATCGAGGATTTACTCCCGATGAGGTTGCAGAACGCTGTGTAGAAAAGCTGATTAGTGTATCTGATGATGCACACCCTGCGATAAGGGATCAAGCTAAAGCGTTCCAAAAGCACATGGAAAAGGTGGTTGCATTTTATATGCGCGAAGCTATTCGCAGTGACCGCACAACCGTGTATAATGCCCTTAGAGATGCAGGGCATCCAAAACTGGCTGACGCAATAAGGAGATTATGACATGGCGATCACTCAAGCAATGTGTACTTCTTTTAAGAAAGAACTTCTTGAAGCAGGACACAACTTTAAAAACTCAGGAGGAAGCGCTTTTAAGCTTGCTCTATTTACCTCATCAGCAACATTAGGTGCTTCAACAACAGCTTATTCTACAACAAACGAGGTGTCTGGCACAGGTTATTCTGCTGGTGGATCGGCTCTAACTAGAGTAGATCCTAGTACAAGTGGTACAACGGCGCTTACTGATTTTGCTGATTTAACGTTTTCAACGGCGACGATTACAGCAAATGGAGCGTTAATATACAATGATGACGCATCAAATGATGCGGCGGTGATTGTTTTGGCGTTTGGTGGCGATAAGACATCAACTGCTGGTGACTTTACTATTCAGTTCCCAACAGCGGACGCGAGTAACGCTATTATCCGTATCGCTTAAACGGTAAAATCCGATGACAGCAATTTCGGGTTGGGCGCGAGGCACATGGTCCCAAGGGGCTTGGGGCGAATCCCTTCCGGTTGTTGTTACGGGAGTGGCAGGAACAGGTGCGGTTGGATCTGTTTCTGTTGTTGCAGAGGCTAGTGTTCCAGAAACAGGGTTGGCGGCTACAGGTGGCGTCGGCTCTGTTACTGTTTTAGCTGCTGCAAATATTGCTGTCACTGGTTCAACAAGCACAGGTTCTGTTGACTCTGTAACGGTTACAGGCACTGCGATCATATCGCCAAGCGGTTCTGCTGGCACGGGTGCAATAAATTCTGTTACGGCTCAAGGTAGTGTTGACATACCAGAAACAGGGTTGGAGGCTACAGCTTCGGTAGGTACGGTTGTAGCGG